CCGACTCGCAGGGCGGCTATCTGGCCCCGGAAGCCTTCGGCGCGGAAATCCTGAAGAAGATCGTCGAATTTTCGCCGGTTCGTTCTTATGCCCGCGTCATGTCGATCGCAGCGCCGGAAATCAAGCTGCCCCGCAAGCTGACCGGCACGGCCGCAACGTGGGTGGGTGAAACCGACGACCGCGAACAGTCCGATATGACCTTCGAACAGGCGACGTTCACGCCCTACGAGCTGGCAACCTATGTGGACGTGTCCACCCAGCTTCTGGAAGACAACGCCTACAATCTGGAAGGCGAGCTTGCCGCCGATCTCGGCGAGTCCTTCGGCAAGACCGAAGCGACGGCTTTCGTGTCCGGCAATGGCACCGGCAAGCCGCGTGGTCTTCTGACCGCATCCGGCATTGCCGAAGTCAAGACCGGCAACGCGGCCACGCTCGGCGCTGATCCGGCCGCAACCATTATCGGCATGTTCCATTCGGTTCCGTCCGTCGTCGCGCAGAATGGCGTATGGCTTATGAACCGCAAGACGCTCGGCACGCTGCGCACCCTGAAGGATGGCACGGGCCGCTTCATCATGCTCGACCCCATCACGGCCGGCGCACCCGTCACCCTGCTTGGCCGTCCGATTGTCGAAATGGTCGACATGCCGGACGTGGCCGCGAACGCCTATCCGATCATGTTCGGCGACCTGTCCGGCTATCGCATCATTGATCGCGTCGGCCTGTCCGTTCTCCGCGATCCGTATTCGCAGGCGACGAAGGGCACCGTCCGCTTCCATGCCCGCAAGCGTGTCGGCGGCGACGTGACGAACCCTGACCGCTTCCTGAAGCTGAAGGTCGCGGCCTAATCCATGACCTACCAGCGGCCCGCATACGAACAGGTGAGCATTGAGCACGACGGCCACGTCGTCGTGCTTCGCCCGACGTTGCGGGCCGCTGCTACCCTTGAGGCCCGTTACGGCTTCCCGGCAATTTTCCGGGGGCTGGACGAACTCAATCTTACGATCATCGCAGATACCATCCTGACCGCTTCGTCCACGGGGCAGGGTGGTGCGGCCTTCCTTCGTTCAGAAGCGGCGGGAAGGCCGCTCTCCCCTTTCTTCCTCGCCGTGAAACAGCCGCTCGCCGAACTCGTTTCCATGTTCTTTCCGGCACCTGTCCAATCGTTGGACACGGCACCGCAGCCGCTCGGCGAAACCAAGATCGACATGCGGAACGTCTATCGCGACCTCTATCGCGTTGCGACCGGCTGGCTTGGCTGGACGCCCGAACAGGCATGGAACGCCACGCCGACCGAAATCAATGAGGCCTTTATCGGCAGGTTCGGCACTGGCGAAGGCAGCAAGAAGGCACCCGACCCGGAACAGGCCGCGCGCAACATTGCCGAAGGTCTCGACCCCGAATTTGACCGCGCCGGCCTTCAGGCCCTCAAGGCCAAGATTGCGAGTAACTAATCCATGATGCGCACCATTCATCTTCACGGATCGCTCGGTGAGAAATACGGCAAATCCTTTAAGCTCGCCGTCACCACGGCCGGCGAGGCAATCCGCGCCCTGAGCGTAAATTTCCCGACCTTCAGGAAGGATATTCACGAAGGTGCATGGCACGTTGTTCGCGGCAAGGACGTGGACAAGGGTGTATCGTTCGATGAAAATCAAGTCGCGGCGTTCCGGCTCGGCAAGGGCGATCTTCACATTGTTCCCTTTATTGCCGGCTCCAAGCGCGGCGGGCTTCTCGAGGTCATTCTGGGAATCACGCTTGTAGGTGCGGCATTTGCCTTCACGGGCGGCGCGCTCGCCGCTCAAATCTCCATCGGCGGCGCGAGCCTTGGTATGACCGGAGGGCAGGTTGCGCTTCTCGGCGCCGCAGTCGCTTTGTCCGGCGTTTCTTCGCTCCTTGCACCTGAAGAGAAGGCCGAAGAAACGGACGGCTCCACGAGCTTTACCACGTCCGGGCCGGGCAACACTTACAATCAGGGCGCGCCGGTTCCGCTTGTTTATGGCGAGGTGATCACGGGCGGCGTCTTGATTTCGGGTGGTGTGGATATCGAGCGCATCGCAGTCACCGGCTCTGGTGGTGGTTCCGTTGGTTCGGGCGGGAAGAAGTAATGAGCCTTCCGCCCCGCATTTGCTCTTGTGGCAACGTCGTGCCGCACGGCGAGCTTTGTGCTTGCCAGCGCAAGGCCCGACAGGATCGCAACGCCCGCCACGATGCCCGCCGGCCCTCGGCCGCAGCGCGCGGCTATAACCATGAGTGGCGCAAGGCCCGCCACGAATATCTCGCCATGCACCCGCATTGCCGGGAGTGCAGCACCCACGGCGTCACCCGGCTTGCAACCGTCGTGGACCACATCATCCCGCACCGTGGCGACAAGCGCCTGTTCTGGCACCGGGCCAACTGGCAGCCCCTTTGCGCACCTTGCCACAACTCTATCAAGCAGCGGCAGGAGCGCGCTCTTCTATGATTATCGACGGCATGGAATTTGACGACAACCTGTCGGCTGGTGATGCCCATGAGAACCTTTGGCGCACTGTCCTCATGATTGCCATTGAGGAAGCGGTGAAAGGTCCATCGGCGTCATTTGACAAGACGGCCTCGCTCCGCGCTCGCCACACCGAAGAAGCCCGCGCCTACATCAACCATATCGACGGCGCTATTGCCTCGGCGCTGGCCGTCTTCCGGGCCGCAGCGAACGATAACCAGCGCTCAATCCACGAACTCGACCCCGAAGATTTTGATCGGCTTTTCCGCGAAGCCGAAGCCGCATAGGAGTTTCCCGCATGGCAGATGATGGCCAGCAGCTTGTCCTTACTTTTCAGTTGCAGATGGAGCGATACCTTCGCAATTTTGAAAAGCTGTCACAGCAGACCGACCGCCGTTTCCGCGTCATGGAGAACCGGGCGAAGCAGGCCGGCGAGCGTATGGAGCGTTCGCTTCGCGCGAGCGTGGCGAACATCAACGGCTTGCTCGGCACCCTCGGCGTCGGCGTCGGCCTGAATGAACTCCGCCAGCTTGCCGAAGCATGGGACGATATTTCCAGCCGCGTGAACATCGCGGCCGGCGATCAGGAGAAGGGCGCGGCCGTCATGGGCCGCATTTCCGAAATCGCCCGGCGCACCTATTCGGATCTCGGCCAGACGGCGGAAGCCTATATCCAGAACAGCCGCGCCTTGAAGGATTTGGGCTATTCGACCCAGACCCAGCTTGACTATACCGAAGCCCTGAACAACGCCCTTGTCGTGTCGGGCGCGAAGGGTCAGCGCGCCGAAAGTGTCATGAACGCGCTGTCCAAGGCCATGGCATCGGGCAAGCTGTCCGGTGACAATCTCAATACCGTGATCGAGACGGGCGGGCGCGTTGCCGAAGCATTGGCGAACGGCCTCGGCGTCACCGTGACCGAACTCCGGTCCCTCGGCCAGCAAGGCAAGCTGACCAGTGACGTTGTGGTGAAGGCCCTGACCGGCGAACTTGCCAAGCTCCGCGAGCAAGCCGACAGCATGCCGGCCAGCATCACGGACGCGCTCATGCTCCTGCGCAACGCCATGACGCAATATGTCGGGCAGGTGAATGAGGCGAGCGGCGTCACGTCCATGCTCGCCGATGGCATTATTGTCGTGGCCGACATATTGCGTCATGGCGGGTGCAGCAGCGGCCGGCCTTGTGATCCTCGGCAGCTATGTGCCGACGCTGGCGCGCGCCGCAGCCGCGCAGGCCGCTATGGTCGCAACGAATCCCTTCCTGCTTCTGGTAACGGCCATCGGCGCGGCCACCTTCGCCTTGTCGGCGTTCGGCGATCAGATTCACCCGGTCGCCGGGGATATGGCAAACCTTCAGGACTATGCCGGCGCGGCATGGGACACGATCAGCAACGGCGCGATGACTGCCGCCAGCACGATCAACGGCACCTTGATCACGGCCATCAATTTCATTGCCGATGCCGTGTCCGGCTCCAAGGTATCCTTCGCGGACCTCGGCGACTTTGTTAAGCAGGTGCTGAATACCCTGATCGGCAGCTTCATGCTGCTTTATGATCGCATCGTCGTCACCTTCACCGAACTGCCGGCCGCAAT